GCTGTTAGTCCAGAACTGGTTGCGCGCTGCAGTCCAGATACGAATTCATTTACATTCATGTTGGATGCAACCGTTGTTTGCGACATTGGTTGCTGTTGTTGCTGTTGTTGCTGTTGTTGCTGTTGTTGCTGTTGTAATGGCATTGTTGCAATATTTGGAGTGTATGTTTGAACAGGAATTTCGGTCTTCATCATGTTTTGCACAACTCCAGAACCGTGTGCATTAATTGCAGTGGGTACTCCGGGTAAATCATCAATACTTGTTGTATCATTCATTATATTTTTATATTTTTCTTCTAAATATAATGAATAAAATTATACTATATCATATTACGCAATCCATTACTTAATTCAACATTTTTTTTATTTGATTCACATTTTTGAGTGGAAATATCATATTTATAGCATTCGTTTCCATATTTATAAACTTGACCATTTGTTAAATCCTTAATTGGTGGTGATTCAAAATGAATACAATTTCCGTCTTTGCACGCTTTTCTAAATAATGCGGCTAAACCAAGACCAAGAATAATTGATATAATATATTTACTATTTTCTTTGTGTATCCATTCTTTTAAATTAATCATTATTATTAAATATTGTTCTTATTTTATACAATTTTACTAGTATTATATACTACTACTATTATTTTTATTCATTCCATTATTATTATTATTGATAATTATATTATTCTATTATTATTCTATTATTCACTAAATCAATATATTTTATTTATTTTATTATTTTGTCTATATATAAGATAAATAGGAAAATATTACAGTTAATAAATATAATTAATAAAATATAAATGAGATATATTTCAATAAAATTTTTTATAATTAGTTTTCTTGTAGGCATGTTATTTATTTATTTATCTTCCCCATCTCAGCGATCCGTCGTTGTTTATCCAACGGTTGACAATCAAGACATGTTTCAGTATAAAGATATGGCATATAATTGTTTTGCATTAAAACCTAATGTCGTGAAATGTCCGTATTTAGATAATAATGTCACCGTTATCCCTCAACAAGTTTAATACAAGATTATATAGAATTAGAATACTTATTTGTCATTTGTCATCTGTTTTATAAACTGCATATGCGTTTATTCTGTCTGTACAAGTTGACTGTGTTGGTCTGGCTGCAAATTGGCGGTTGATATTTATTTTTAAGGAAGTAGGGTGTATCGCTGCTTCCCGTAAACCTGCACGCACTTGCTGCTTCGTTTCCAAACGCGGTTCTCAAAGAATTTGCATTCGTATTGATTGTGCTGAGCTTGAGTTTTTCAATTCGGGTGCTGCTATCTACCGCACCTTGAATTGAATACTGATGATTATTGGGCTTAAAAATGACGGGCGATGCACCCGTTCCATTTTTGCACGGGTGCGGATTGACGCGCGGTTTATAAATGTCATTGGTTCTGTATACTTGAGGGCCGTTCGCACTATTCGTTGGCCACAAGTGTTCATTATCGGGACCACTATATGTCACACCGGCGGCGCGATTAATCGATGCATTTTGCTGGTACGTTTTGCACCTCGATTTCAAGTATCCGGTGGTATCCGAATAATATGCTCGACTTAAAAGCGTCGACGCGCTTCGAGTCACGTTATTTTGAGGATTGCAGCCAATGCATTTTGTTGAGTAAATGCCAGTGTTGATTTCATAACCATCTGGATTATTTCCTTTGTCATAATTTACACTTATAGATCCTTGGTTTTCAACGATGACGCCCGATGGTTTGGAAGTGGTGGAAAAATGTTCGCTAATGGTATACGAATTTCCGCCGGGTTCGACACATTTACACGAAGAGTTAGTTCCAAGATACGAAACTGCACCCGGTCTATCCATGAGAAGTCCAACGGTTGCGGTGCGTTTACCAGAAGATGATGAAGCGACATAAGCTGACGGATTTGTAATTACATTATTTGTCATTGCGTTTGCAACTGCTGTAGGAACGTGTTGGCGTCTCCAGTGTTTTATAGGGCGTGCTTTAAATTCTGGACCTTCAAAATCGTGTTGATTTATATTAGATGGAATGCCATTTGTATTCGGACGATGCAAACCAGGAACTGAGCTGTTTGCGGTGGCGAATTTTGTGGGATAGTGTGGCACCCTTGTTGTAATGAGTGAATTGGATGTTCTAAAGTTCAACGGAGGATTCTGTCTTGGAGTAGTCGGAGTAACCATCATTTAATAATTTGTATATATATTTGTTTTGTTGCAATATGTATTATATTATAATTATATTTATTTTATTTTCTAAATTTTCTAAATATAAATAGGAATATTATCAATATTCAAAATCGTAAATGCCTTTTTAATACTCTTTTGCGGAATTTCAAATTGGGTGAAAACGGCATGTTTTAATAGTTGCTGAGATGGTACTTTATTGTGGACGGTTCTTGCAATCATTTTATACAATTTGAAATCAGGATACCTGTCAGCGCCGCTTTGTTTATATAAAATATTTCTCCCATTATCATCTGTTATCCAGTCGACTACAAGTGTAGTTAAACGACTTTTTTTACACTCAATTTCGACATCGTCAAGGTCTTCAATAAAGAAATCAAAAAGAGAGCATCCCAATCTACATAGATCGAAACTATAATTTGGTTCAACAATCGGTTTTTTTTCATTAAAATAAGGTTCACAATTATATTGGGTTGCAGCATCTCCGCTCTTATGAAAACTATCACTGCATACTAGTTTAGAATTGAATTTATAAATTGAACGACCAAAATCAATAATTTTAAATATTTTCCCAAATGTTGGAACCTTGTAATATTTTTTATTGAACAAATAGTATATAAATTTTTTATCCGTTTCATTATACATGATATTATTTGTGTGCAAGTCGTTGTGTGTAAAAGCAAATACTTTTTGATAAGTTGCCAGCGTCATAACAATTTGCATGAGTGCAGCTTCCCATTCTTCATCCGATAACGAATCTTGCACCATCAAGTCGTCTAATGTTTTTTCACAGCGTTCGAGAGCAATTACTTCAACTGGAAAATTATAAATGGTTGCATTCAATATTTCTTCGTCTTCTTCGCCTTCTTCGCCTTCTTCGCCTTCTTCGCCTTCTTCGCCTTCTTCACATTCACTATCATATTCGCTTGCACTTGCACTGTCATCATTATCGTCTTTATTGTTTGATTCATTGTCACTGTCGCTCATATTATAAAGAGATCCATTTGTTGTGTGAGATGAACGCGAGGAGCATGAAGACGACGACGCATCGTCCGAATCATCACTATTATTGATTATTTGTTTGACTTTATCAATTTGATCTTCTTCATTTAAAATATCGTCATTGATTTTAAAAATGTCTGAATTCGACATATCGACGAGTTCATTATCGTTATTATAGTCGTTATTTATTATACAGTCACTTGTTGTAAAGGTTCTATATTAATATCAATTGTATTTAAAATTTTTATTTTTGAATTTTTACTATTAGTTTGTTTATGTCCCAATTTTCTCTCTTGATTCCATTTTAAAAAATGTTCACAATCTGATTCGTCGTAATAAAAGAGAATTCCGTTTTTTTCTTTGAAGAAATCATTTTTCATTAAATATTCTTGATCATCAAAAATATTAACAATAAAATCCTTTTGAATTGCTAAATATGAACCATAAAAATCAATGCCATGTATAAAATCATGTGCGTGTAGCAACTGACTCGACAAATATGAAAAAAAACCGTCTACATATGCAGAATTATTCGGGTCTAGAATTTTAGAATGACAGTAATGTTTATCTTTATCACAAGATTTATCACAAGATTTATCACAAGATTTATCACAAGATTTATCACAAGATTTATCACAAGATTTATCACAAGAAGTTGATGTTAATTCAGATGAATGAATACATGGTAGATTAAGCAACGATTCATTTTTTGTCTCATAATTTCCTGCCAAATATTTTATTGGATCAAGAAGTGGAGAGAATTTGAAAAATGCGGGCATAGATAATGTTTCATGTTCACGATGAACTGTTTCATTATCATTATCACTGTTATCATTATTTTCAGTTTTAACAATAGTTTTAACATTTACTGTTGCAAAATTTTTCAAGTGTCGATTTTCATTTTCTACTTCCGTTTGCTTAGGTTCTGATTCAGTTGAAAGAGAATGTATACTATGTTTTTGATTTAGATTGATGGAATTATAATTTGTATCATTCAAAGAAAAAAAAGTTGAATACAATGGAATAAAATTTTGACAGTGTGAAAGTCCCATATGCGTTTCTTCTAAATTTTTAAGAAGTTGATCATTTTTCGGTTTCCGATAATACAGTTCAAATTTTTCAAAATTAATATTGGAAGACATTTATTAAAAATCAACTATTAAATTTACTAATTAATATTAATTAATGTTGTCTATTAATAGAAAAATACAAGTTTTTAAACTTATTTAACAATATTTATTCTAAATTTTTTATTCTATATTTATTTATTCTATATTTTATTTCTTATTATTATCATTCTTATTATTATCATTCTTATTATCATTATTATTATTATTATTATTATTATTATTCTTATTATTATTATTATTATTATTTCTAGATTTATATGTTTATTTTATGTTTTATGAATAAAAAATAAAATATTTTATGTTTTGTTTTGTTTTTATTTTTTTAGAATTTTTTTAGTCGTCGCACACATGCTGAGATTGTGAGTCAATTTCGGCTTTTTCTCTTTCTTGTTCTTGTTCTTCTTCTTGTTTGCACAACTCTTCAATTGTAATTGCCATTGTTGGTATGTTGAAGCACTTTTGACAGAGGTCAAATGTCGAATTTGGATGAGTCATTGCATGATATTCCACACCTTCTCTTTCTCCTTCGCCGCACCTGGCACAAACTTTCATCTTTTTTGGAAAAGCCGCCGCTCTCAACTCTGTAACTTGCCTTGTCAGCTCTTCATTCTGCCTTGTCAGCTCTTCATTTTGCCTTGTCAGCTCTTCATTTTGCCTTGTCAGCTCTTCATTTTGCCTTGTCAGCTTTTCTTTCTTCAATTTTCTGCTTTCATTTTTTTTTCTAAGTTTTGCATTTTCTCTTGACAATTCTCGATTTCGCTCATCTAAACGTTCAATTTCTTCAATATCTTCAATCTGTCGGTACATTGTCTTGGTGTCTTGTTTGTGTTAAACACGCTGAATACAAAAAATATAAATATAAAAAAATCAATTTATCTTTTTTTAATAAAAAACAAAAATCCATAAATTATTTTTTTTATTTATTTATATTTTGTTTTATTTATTATATAAGATAAGTAATACTATATATCTCGAATTTTATGTCTACTCCTGTTCCTACTCTTGCTCCTGCCCCTAAACGCGAATACGACCAGATTTTATTTGGTGATGTAACAATTAGGAAAATTAAAAATTCTGACGATGAATACCTAATTAAATTTAGCAAAAAGAATATTAGCAAAGTTTTAATGTATCAAACCTGGTCCTCAACTTCTGCCGCGCTAAATAACAGTCGAAAAGTAATAGAAATTAAGGCAAAAGATTGGGTGAAAGCAGCTTTTCCTAAAACTCCGGTCGCAGTTCCTTTCACTCCTACTACCGTCATGGAACTTCGCAACCATGAAGGAAAAGATAAGAAACATGTCTTTGTAATTAATAATGCAAAGGTAAAAGATGGTCGTGTTGTTTTTCACGTTTCTTCGAAATATATTGACCCTAATAATAAAAACAAAATGATAAAAAAACTTAAAAAAATTCCTACCGGTAAGTTTCATAATGCACGGTTTGATATTGATTATCTTTATTCGGCTAGTGATTGCTTTGCTTGCCTAGTAGATTATTGTCCTGGTTATTCAACACCTAAATGCAATCAAACATGTTATACAGTATGTTATACCTAGTTAAAATTAGCAAAAAGAATATTAGCAAAGTTTTAATGTATCAAACCTGGTCCTTAATTTCTGCCGCGCCAAATAACAATCGAAAAGTAATAAAAATTAAGGCAAAAAATTGAGTGAAATTATTTTTTCCTCTTATTCATGATATTGCTCCTACAATTCCTTTCACTCCTACTCTACTACCGTAATGGAACTTCATGATGTTGAAGGAAAACATAAGAAATATGTATTTGTAATCAATAATGCAAAAGTCAAAAAGAATGGCAAAGTCATTTTTCGAGTTTCTTCGAAATATATTGACCCTAATAATAAAAACAAATGATAAAAAAACTTAAAAAAATTCCTACCGGCAAGTTTCATAATGCACTGTTTGATATTGATGATGTTTATTCTTGCCTACAAGCGATCTCGAACTGTTCTAATGGTAGTTTGAATGATGATTAATACTTTCAACCATGTAATTTATAATGTGGTGGATCACCTCCACTAAATGTTTCTCCTAACCTTTGGTGTGGGTGATAAACGAACAATTCCATTATTATTCACGTGTTTCGCATCTTTGCATATTTAAAAGTATTTAACTTAAATGAGTTTAAATAAAACTTTTTTTTTATTCCATAATGTCATACCCAAATATATAGACATATAGAGACAATACAATCAATACAAGAATAGAATCAAAATAATACAATCATGAATTTAGAATTAGGAAAATTCGATATGCGATCCATTAGCTTTAGACCCGATGAAAACAAGGGTCCGGTGATCGTCCTCATTGGCCGGCGTGACACCGGTAAAAGTTTTTTAGTGAAAGATCTCATGTACTACCATCAGGACATCCCAATCGGAACCGTTATTTCAGGAACGGAAGCAGGAAACGGATTCTTCGGAGAACACGTGCCAAAACTCTTCATCCATGACGCATACAATACCGCAATTATAGAAAATATCCTGAAACGTCAAAAAGCCGTCCTGAAACAAGTCAAGAAGGAAATGGAATCATACAAACGGAGCACCATAGACCCCCGAACCTTTGTCGTTCTCGACGATTGCTTATTCGATAATAAATGGACCCGCGACACTATGATGCGCCTCCTCTTTATGAACGGCCGTCATTGGAAGATTATGCTGGTCATCACAATGCAATATCCTTTAGGCATTCCGCCCAATTTGAGAACCAATATTGACTACGTGTTTATCCTGCGAGAGCCGTATATTGGCAATCGAAAACGAATCTATGAAAATTACGCGGGAATGTTTCCGACGTTTGAGTCATTTTGTCAAGTCATGGATCAGTGCACTGAAAATTTCGAGTGTTTGGTGATAAACAACAACGCCAAGTCGAACAAGCTACAGGACCAAATTTTCTGGTACAAGGCGCAACAACACGGGCCGTTTAAACTCGGTAGTAAAGAATTCTGGGAGATGAGCAAGGATTTAAATTCTGATGATGAAGAGGAGTCATATGACCCAAAAAACATTAACAAAAAGGGTTCAGGACCTAAAATTAACGTGAGAAAAAATAAATGGTAACACGATTTGCTTTTGTTTTTAATAGTGAAAGCGAAATAATTAAAATAAAATTGATTGCTAATCTATTATATTATTACCATTCATATTATATAATCTTTACCATAATATGAACGATTTTAACCGTAACTTA